AACCCAAAAGATAAAGAGGGGACAGTTGTCGAAATAGGTAACGAGTCAAAAGACAAACGCCGAACGCAAGAGCTGCCGATTGTAGTTGATTGGGGTGGGTTTACAAATAGTTACCGTTATCTCGATTTAAATGAGTTATAGTAGAGCCTTAGAGATAGCCGCCAAAATCAAAGACGTTACAAGTGTTGACGTCTTTGAGAAGCGGCGGACTCTACAAATAGTTGACGCTCGAGCGATGTTTTGCTACATTTTACGAGTTGATTTGAAATACAAATCGGTTGAGATTAGAGAGATTATACGAGAATTTAGGCCCTACGATCATGCGACAGTCTTGTACATGGTAAAAATTTACGATACTGACGTGCGATATAGACGCCCCGACCTGGAGGAGTTACGCCTGCAACTAATCAACCAATACTCGCCATACTTTGTAATGCTCACAAAGGCCAAAGCAATCGAGGACGAGGACTTAATGAATGAAATTATTAATTTAATAGACAATTATGAAACCACAAAACAAAAAAGAGTTGATCTTTGTGACGCGAGCTGCAATTGAGGCGGCTGCATTTTTACTAATTATAAGCGCAATAGGATGGCTAATTTCACACCTTTAACCAGGATAAAAAAAGTAATGCGATTTTATTACAATCGCGGGGTAAATTCCGAGAGAGTCAATAAAATTTACAAAAAAATTTTGTCAGACAAATATAAATCAGTAATTTAGCATAATCATAATAACCGCAGCAAGGCTCGAGCTGCTTCATTTCGTGCCACAAAAAACAAATTATATTATGAGTACTTCAAACAGACGCGCTGCATTCTCGCAGCCAACAACAAACCCAGCAACAAATTTTTTTGAGTGGAAATCAAACGAGAAAACGTTTGCATACTACGACAAAGAGACAAAGACAAACGTAAGCGTTGAGCTTCCGTTTAAATTCTTAGTTCTCGACGAACTCCATACCGTGAAAGGTTGGAACGATGCAACCGAAAGCGGTATTTATTCTAACGAGGTAAAATATATCTCAAAGGATGAGTTAATCGTTAAGCCATTCAAAGGCAACGAGATTGCTCGAGGTCTTTACAAAGACATCAAAGAGAAAGCAAAGGCCGCAGGCGGTCACTACGTTAAAAGCATTTATATTATGCTCGAGGGTGGCGAGATTGCAAACATTCAACTCAAAGGTGCAGCCTGTCAAACGTGGGGCGATTTTACCGCTAAAAGTAAAAGCCGATTAGTTGACGAGTGGGTTTCAGTAGTTGGATTTGACGAGGCTAAAAAAGGCAGCGTGAAATACACAACACCAGTATTCGGATATCTTTGCTCACTTGATGGAGCCGAGGCAGACCTTGCAGACGAAGCGTTTAACACTTTGGAGGCGTATCTTAAAAGTTACCTCACGAAATCGGAGCCAGTTATAACCGAGATTGAGGTTGAGGTTGACGCAGACGATTTATAGTTTTAATTTAAAACCCCCGAAGTAACTCGAAATCCTGGGAAATTAAAAGCACAGTTCGGGGGTTTATTTATTTTAGTTGGTTAAATAGTTGAGAAAGCGGTCTTCGGATCGCTTTTTTTATGCTTTAAACCATTTTAAACCATTTTAAACCAAATCAGCAGTTTAAAACTTTACAAATCAACACTTTAAACCTTTTAAAGTTTAAAATATTTTTATAATGGATTTATTTTTTATTTTTAAAAAATTTTTTTTTACTAAAAAACCTTTAAACCAGGTTTAAAAGTTTAAAATCTTAGGTTAAAACACTATAAATCAAATTAATAACTTTTTAATTTGGTTTAAAATTAGTTTAAAAAAGTTTAAAAAGTTTAAAACGTTGTTTAATGGGAAATAATACCTATATTTGTACTGTAATTTATTGGCAGATATATTACATTTACGGAATTATTTTACAAATCCTTTCAAGAGTAATCGCTGCCACGATGAAATTGAAGGGATTTTATTTTTAATCTTATGGATCAAAACAAACTCAAGTTATTTTATGATAACTTTTCGCTAATTACCGTTAGCGATGACAAGGTGCCAAACTTCCCATGGAAGGCGCAACAAACCGAGCGGCTTGAATATGAAAAATTCATTCGGCATTACAATTATAAAGGCGGCATTTTTAGGAAGGACAAAACTGAAATTCCTGCAACTACCAATTTTGGAATCGTTACAGGCTTCGATGATCTCGAATGTGTCGATATTGATTTAAAGGTTTTCTCAACTGCAAAAGAACAAAAGGATTTTTGGGACGAGTACACTGGTTACCTTCGTGACAACATTCTCGACTTTGATGACAAGGTTGTAATCTACAAAACTAAAAACGCGGGATATCATATCCTTTACAAATCAAAACGAGTACAAGGTAATATTAAATTGGCGAGACTTAAAGGCCATACTGAAGCCGTTTTAGAGACTCGAGGAGTTGGCGGGTATATTTTTACCTATCCCGAGAATAAAGTATCTAAAAAGAACTACCATCAAATTGATTACATTTCCGACGATGACCGTGAGATTATAATGACATTCTCAAAAATGTATAATTACATCGATGAGCAGTCGATTGAAATCAAACGAGATAAGAAAATTTATATTGAATCCGATTTAACTACATGGGACGATTTTAACCAACGCAACGATATATTTTCAATCATAGGAGATGAGTTTACAATCGTTGGCAACCTATCGAAAAAATATGTAATCAAACGCCATGGAGCTACGTCTCCACATTCAGGTTATATTTTTAAAGATAGCGGGTTTATGTTTTTATTTTCAACAGGGAGCCGATATAAACACGAGACTCTTTACACGCCGTTTACCGCTTACGCTCGAAAATATCATAACGACGATATGAAATCGGCAGCTTCTAAATTATACTCAGAAGGTTATGGATCACGAATAGTCAACAAAGCACTTGAGCCAAAGGAGAAAATTGTAATCAATAAATCCGATCTCGAGTTTCCAATTGATATATTTCCGAAACCAATCCAATCATATATCTCGGAATGCTCAGAGACCTTGGATAGTTCCATCGACTATATGGGTTGCTCACTTCTTTGGATGATTTCATTAAGTATTGGCAACGCGATGCAAATCGAGGTAAAAAAAGGCTGGCGTGAGCTTGCGACTATTTGGGTTGCAATTGTGGGAAAAGCGGGTATAGGAAAAACTCCCTCCATTACAAATATAATATTCCCTATTGAAAAAATTAACAACCGAGAGATTGCCAACTTTATTAAGGAATATGAAAAATACGAGTTTTATTCTAACTTGTCAAAGAAGGAGCAAGAGGAATATCCCGAGGTAATAAAACCAACTAAAAAGCAATTTATTGCCAACGATATAACCATTGAGGCTTTGGTTGATTTGCATCAACAAAACGACATTTCGGTTGGTGTTTTCAAGGATGAGCTTGCGGGTTGGTTTAAGGATATGAATAAATATAAGGCAGGGAGTGACCTTGAGTTTTGGCTTTCAACCTGGAGCGGGAAATCCGTAAATCTAAACCGAATGACTCGCGCTGGATCATTTGTAGCTAAGCCGCTTATCCCAGTACTCGGAGGAATCCAACCGACTATTTTTAATTCATTTTATACTGACGATAACAAAGACAATGGATTTATGGATAGGATGCTTTTATCGTTTCCTGAGTTAGCTATTGAGCAGTACAACGATAGGGAAATGGATAGCAATACTATCCAATGGTATAGCGATACTATAATTGCGTTTTTTGAGGCAGTTAAGCATCGAATGATAAGAAGGGACGAAGACGGAAATATTGAGCCTAAAATCGTTCGATTTGGGGCCGAGGCAAAAATTGAATGGAAGCGTATTTTTAACGAGATTACAAACATCCAAAATTCAAACGATGAAAATGAGTACATGAAATCGATGTTGCCAAAGCAAAAATCATACATTCCACGCTTTGCACTTTTACTCCATACGTTTAACGCTATTGGATTGGATAGTTACAACTTTGAGGAGATATCAAAGGACTCAATTATAAAGGCTGAGAAGTTATCAAAGTATTTTATTGCTATGGCTAAGAAGGTAAAAATTGACTCGATTGAGGTGGCCGAGATTAGAACGGTAATAAAATCAAACTCAAACAAATCTACAAAGGAGAAATTCCAAATTTTATTTGAGGCAAATCCCGACCTAAACAAAAAAGAGGTTTCTGAGCAATTAGGTGTATCACTTCAAATGATTTATAAATATATCAAAGAGTTAAAAAATGAATCCATTTAGCGACGTCGGAAAATCAACCCAGGATGAGCGAGAAATTGAACGAATTGAAATCGAAATTGTTAAGGTTAACGAACGAATTTCAAAACTTAGACAAAAAATGCAAGACCTTGTCAAGGCAAAGCAACAAAAAGAAATCAATCCAAGTAAAAAAGAGCGAGGAGTTGATGAGGTTAGAGCAGCAATTGAGCAAGCTCGAGGAAATATTAGTTGGCAAAACAATCGAAGCCGACAGGCTCGTACAATTAGCGAAAGGAATTTCTAATAAATTTTTACTAAAATGACAAAAAAATATCAAAAAGACCAGTGTAAAACAATTTTAAATAAATACGCTTTGAATCATACTATAATTGAGGAGCGTGATTTTCTTGTAAACGTATTTAAAAACCATCCTAATTGGTTAGAAAAACGAGGCAAAGGAGGTAGACGTATTTTTATAGGGCAAGACAATTACAAACATCGTTGTTTTTTTATTGAACGGATTGACAATACAGTTGTCGATATATCCTACTTAACTGCAATCGCTGGTAATAATAAAAGCGATTTGGAACGAATTAAAATAGCTTGCCGAACTGCAATCCTTCCTGAAATATTAGATTATAGAAATAAAAATGTAATTTTTGGAGTTACAAAATGCGCAATATCTAACGAGATTTTAACCAAAGAGAATATTAATATTGATCACTACGAATTAAAGTTTAGCGAAATGTTTGACCTATGGATTAAAAAATACATTCCAAAGGAATTGGTTAAAAACATCCAGGTGCAAGACCAAACGAGTAGCTTTACTAATGATATAATTTTAAATGATTTTATTAGCTTTCACAATTTGAATTGTAAACTTCGGGCAGTTACTAAGCACGTAAATCAAAATATTTTAAGATGAAACTACGACCATACCAAACTAAAATCTCAGCTGAGGCGATTGAGATTTTGCGAAATAAACACATCGTTTACCTCGCGATGGAGGTGCGCACTGGCAAAAGTTTAACCGCACTCAATACGGCACAACTCTACGGGGCGAAAAAAGTATTATTCCTGACTAAAAAGAAAGCAATCTCGTCAATTCAATGGGACTACGATAATTTCGAGTTTACGTTTGATTTATCCATCATTAACGATGAATCAATGCACTTAGTGACGGGAAATTTCGACTTAATCATACATGACGAACACCATCGCTTCGGTGCCTTCCCTAAGCCCAACGCAACGGCTAAGGAGTTTAAAAAACGTTTCAGTAAACTACCGATGATATTCCTAAGCGGTACGCCAACGCCTGAGTCATACTCGCAATGGTTTCATCAATTTTGGGTAAGTGATTACTCGCCTTATAAAAATCATGCGAATTTTTATAAGTGGGCCGCTGAGTACGTCGACATCAAAGAAAAACGCTTAGGTTATGCCGTTGTAAAGGACTACTCAAACGCAAAAGAGAATCAAATACGAAGAAGTACACGGCCGTATATTATAACTTTCACACAAAAGGAGGCAGGCTTTACAACAAGCGTCAACGAGATGGTACTGGAGTGCGAGATGCAGCCAATCACTTACGAGGTCATTCGCAGACTTAAAAAAGACCTAATCGTTCGCAACGGACAAGGGCAGGTCATTTTAGGGGATACAGGGGTTAAGTTGATGCAAAAAGTGCACCAACTGTCAAGCGGCACTTGTAAATTTGAGGATGGTAGCAGCAAAGTGATTGACGCGAGTAAGGCTTTATTTATTCACGATCGATTTGAAGGAGTTAAAATCGCAATATTTTACAAATTTAAGGCTGAATGGGATGCGCTGCTGCAAGTATTTGGAGCCGATTACTTGACAAATTCAGTTGAGGAGTTTGATGCAACCGATAAAAATATCGCGCTTCAGATTCTTTCCGGCAGGGAAGGCGTCAGTTTAAAAAACGCAAAGTATTTGGTTTACTATAATATCGATTTTAGTGCTACGAGTTACTGGCAAAGCCGTGCGAGGTTAACTACAAAAGAGCGTTTAAATAACGAGGTCTTTTGGATATTCTCAAAAGGCGGTATTGAATATGACATTTATAAGACCGTGCAACAAAAAAAAGACTTTACTCTTGCAATATTTAAAAAACTTTAATTATATTTGACGACCGCCAAGAGAAAACACACAACTAACAACACCTCTCTTTTGCACTTGGCGGTCAATTGAGGGGTGTTTGTTTTTTATATAAGCAAATTTATTTGATTATTCACCTATGAAATACATACTAATTTTTGTGATTTACGAGATAATAAGGCCAAAAGCGATTGAGTTATTCCATTACATAATCAGCAAGCTATGACCGAGCAGCAAATACAAACAAAGATAAAACGCAAACTGGTTGAGCGTGGTTGGTATGTAACGAAACTAATTAAGACATCGACCAACGGCATACCTGACCTGCTAGCAATTAAATACGGTAAGGCGATGTTTATAGAAGTGAAACGCGAAGGCGGGAAGCTATCGCTCATTCAAGAGCTGCGCATCGAGGAACTAAAAGCCGCAGGGGCAATTGTAAAAATATGGACTGACTTTGATACTGATTTTAACTAAAACAACCCTGACTATGACACCAAAAGAAAAAGCAAAAGAGTTAGTATATAAATATCAATATTTAGTAAATACTTGGGATTGTTATAACGATGAAAGTTTAGAAATGATATATAGATTACCAAATATGAAACAATGTGCATTAATAGCAGTTGATGAGGTGTTAAATCTTTGTTGGGGCGGGAATAAAATAGGTATAAAACACTGGGAAGACATAAAACAGGAAATCGAACTACTATGACACCTAAACACTACGAGAACCAGCAGCAATACGATGTCATCGACATCATTAAGGATTACGACCTCAACTTTAACGAGGGGAATGCAGTCAAGTATATTGTAAGAGCAAGACGCAAAGGCGCACACCTTGACGACCTACGCAAAGCGATGCACTACCTCGACCGCGAAATAATACACCATGAGACAAAACTAAAATTTAAGCAATGAGAGCAGGCTCAAAAATATACAAAGGCCTTGAGGTGCCAATAAGCGCACCCATACACATCAATAAGCAAGGGCGTGAGTTTTATATAAGTGGATTGTGTTACAATACCGCATTTTGTCGTTATATAGATACAGGAAAAATAATTGAGGTCAAAAGTAACTTAGTATCAAAATATTTAGTAGGTTTGTAGCGATATGGTAAAACCGCACACTATAAGTACACAAATGTGGCTTGAACAAGAGGACGACGATCTTGGAATGGGTGGGAGCTTTGTCGAGTTTCGGGTAATGGTTGATAGTATCAACGGCTACTGGATCGAGAACGAAAGCGAGATTTGTATTGTAGTGCAAGGAACGGTCTACTATGTTGAGAATAATGAAGCTTTATTGCTTTTTTTATCGGAATATTTTAATCCAATGACGCTGTAATGCTAGAGGAATTAGCCAAAAAAGATGCCCAATGGCGCAAGATGGCTTTCCAAATATGCAAAGACAAGGATTTAGCGGATGAGTTAGTACAGGAAATGTATCTTAAACTATATGAAAATACCAATCTAATAAAAGAAGGGTATATTTATACAGTATTAAGGAACTTATTCTATGACTATGCTAAAACTCAAAAGGATATAATAGTAGATTTTAGTAATATCGAGATTGAGGACACCGAATATGTTGAGCCAATCGATTACAAGGAACTGATAAAAGGATTTACCTGGTATGAACGCACAATGTTTGAGGTCTCAACTTTATATGGCCAGCGTGAAATGGCAAGGCAAACAGGAATACCCCTCCAAACAATACATCGAATATCTAAAAAAGTAAAAAATCAAATCAATGGCAAAAAGAAGGACTAAAAAAGAAATTCAAGGCTTAGGCGATGTAATCGCTAATATCACTAACTCAGTTGGCATTGAGCCTTGTCAAGGATGCAAAGAGCGTCAATTTGGACTTAATCGTTTATTTAACTTTAAAAGAGTTAAAAGTGAGATGTCACAACCCGACAAAGAAATGTTTAAAGAGTTCCTTGAGCTTAAAGGGCAGCGTGTAATCGATGCAAAGCGTACCGAGTTAAACTTGGACGATGTGACCTATTTGAACGCGTTATATCTCAATTATTTTGGTTTAGACAATAGCAATTGCCCAA